ATTTTTCAGGCATTGACTTGGGAAGCGAGGGATATCGATGATGAGCATTTAGTGAGTATATTTGGAAAAACTCAAGAAGGTAAATCTGTATGTGTTACCACCGCATTTACCCCGTATTTCTTTGTTAAATTCCCAAAGGGTGCTACACAAAAGACGGCACAGGAGATATTCGATGTCATAAATCGAAAATGTCCTGAATGTCTCGTATCGTATTCAGTGATGAAAGCTAAAGATGTTTGGGGGTTTCAAAACAATCAAGAATTTGCGTATATGAAAATTGATTTTGTAAATTTAGCGATGAGGAGACGCGTTGATTATTTCTTGAAAAATGCTATAGCTATTTCCTCGGGGATGGTAAAACTGAAAGTGTATGAATCAAACCTGGATCCTGTACTTCGCCTTATGCATAGAACTGGTATTCAATCGACTGGTTGGTTACACACGGGTGACCAATGTGTTCGTTCATATCTTGCGAATGTGGATATTGATCTATACTGCAATAAATGGAATACACTCAAACCCGTTGAACGAGATGATATTGCCCCATTTATAGTTGCATCATTTGATATTGAATGTAATAGTTCCACTGGTAAATTTCCAAATGCAAATATTATTGGTGACGCGTGTTTTCAGATTGCCGTTTCACTTTGTAAATTTGGTGAAGATGAACCATTCGAAAAGGTTTGTCTATGTTATAAAAAAACCGAGGGGACTGATGTTATAAGCTTTGATACTGAAAGAGAGATGCTCGAAGCTTTTCAGTCGTATGTACAAAAAAAAGATATTGATATTTTAACTGGGTGGAACATATTCGGCTTCGATTTCCAATATATTCATACGCGTGCTCATTTGGTTGGGTGTAACCCCAACTTTTTCAAACTCGGGAAATTGAAGGATCAGGTATGTGAAATCTCAATCAAAAAATTGAGTTCAAGTGCGTTGGGTGATAATACACTAAAGCTACTCCCAATGTCTGGTCGGTTTATTTTTGATTTATTCCATGAAGTCAAGAAGGGGTACAAACTCGATTCGTATAGTCTAAACAATGTGTCAAAACTATACCTCGGTGATCAAAAGATTGACATGTCTCCAAAGGAGATGTTTGCTAGATATACAGAGGAAAACCCTAAAAAGCTTGGTGAAGTTGCAGAGTATTGTATTAAGGATACATTACTCCCACACCGACTCATGAAAAAACTATGCATTCTATTGAACTTATTAGAGATGGCTAAAGCGACATGGGTACCCCTTTGTTTTCTCGTAGAACGCGGGCAGCAGATCAAAGTTTTCAGTCAATTGACAAAGAAAGCGCGAGAGCTTGGCTTCATGGTACCAACTATTCGATACGGGCAGTTACCTGAAGAACCGTATGAGGGGGCGACGGTGCTCGACGCACAAAAGGGTGCGTACTACACACCAATTACAGCCCTAGATTTTGAAGCACTGTATCCGTCGATCATGATGGCACACAATCTCTGTTACTCTTCATATGTTATGAACGAAAGGGAATATGGGAATATACCTGGGGTGACCTACGAGACATTTAATATAGGTGATAGAACCTATAAATTCGCACAAGACGTCCCGAGTCTTTTACCTGCCATCTTATTGGAGCTCAAACAGTTTCGTAAAAAAGCTAAGAAAGATATGGCGACTGCGACGGGTGCTATGAAAGAAGTGTATAACGGTAAACAGTTAGCCTATAAAATATCTATGAACTCTGTGTACGGATTTACAGGTGCAGGTAAAGGTATTCTCCCGTGTGTACCGATCGCTTCTACGACGACATGCAGAGGGCGTGAAATGATTGAGGAAACGAAGACTTATGTAGAGGCGAACTTCCCAGGTGCGAAAGTGAGATACGGAGACACAGATTCAGTGATGGTTGAATTTGATATGGGTGACCGAACTGGTGAGGAGGCTGTAAAGTACAGTTGGGAAATTGGTGAAAAGGCAGCTGAGGAATGTAGTGCCCTCTTCAAGAAGCCCAATAACCTGGAACTTGAGAAGGTGTATTGGCCTTATTTCCTGTACTCTAAGAAAAGGTACGCCGCCAAATTATGGACACAAGGTAAGGATGGCAATATGCATATGGATTACATAGATATTAAGGGTCTCCAAGTTGTTCGTAGAGATAATACACCTCATGTGAGGGAGGTTTGTAAGGAGCTATTAGATGTAATTCTCACATCGAGTGATCCTGGACCACCTCTCGAACTTGCGAGAGAACGCGCTATAGAACTCCTGTCTGGTGATATACCAAATGATAAACTAGTTCTAAGCCAAGGTCTCTCAGATTCTTATAAGGTGAATGGACAGAATGTTTCTATAACGAGTTCCGATAGTATTTACATCAATCAAGCCCATGTACAGGTTGTCAATAAGATGAGAGATAGGAAACCTGGTTCAGAACCACAAACAGGTGATAGGGTACCTTATTTACTCACCAAAACAGGTGATCCAAAGGCACGAGCCTTCGAAAAATCCGAAGATCCGAAATACGTCGAAGAAAATGATATACCCGTAGATTATCACTATTACTTTGTCAATAAATTTTTGAATCCTGTTTGTGATTTACTTGATCCATTGTTTGAAAGTGTAAAAGAAGAAATCTTTGGTGAAATTATTAATCAACATGCACCACCTAAGAAGAAGAAGGAAATTACATTTAGTGGTATGAAAAAAGATGAACTCGTAGAGGAGTGTAAAAAAAGAAACCTAGATACATCTGGGAAAATAACCGATTTGAAATCAAGATTGAAAAATAACACAGAAAAACAGAATTCTGTTGAAGACCTATTTAAAAAATATGAACAAGATAGAAGTAAGCAATGAGTTCGTACGATAAACTTATCGGTGTTTTTGACGAAGAATTAAAAGCGCGTGTCAATGAAATCATAAGTGATTATGCTGAAATCATTTCAAAGAAGCACGGTATACCACTCGACTTGTTACTACGAGACGTACCCGAAAATTATACGGGATCGATATGTAAAGGGACAAAGTCAAATGGTCACCGTTGTACACACAAGGGTCTTCATGACGGGTATTGTGGGAAACATATCTCACAAGGTGTTAAGATTAAACACCGGAATATTACCAGTATAAATACACACACACATGGAAGTGATAAACTTTTCGTTCCGGAATGTCCAGCATGTATTCACCCAAATGTATTTAGAGATATAAATACAATGTTTAATAATGAGTAAAACAGATATTCTACTAACATCAATTAACAACTTTTACAACGAAGAAAAGAATAGAACTAAACTTTTAAACATTTTAGATAAAACAGCCGGTATTTCTTTGAGAAATCTGGAATGGTTCATTACGAATTATGCAAAGAAAAATAACACAACATATACAACAATGGATGGGAAGCTCTTTACAGTGCATTGTGCATATAAATCGAGTCTAGATGGGTACTCAAAGAAACTATTTGATCCATTTTGTAGGTCAGCAAAGTTTCCTTATATTGTACCAGGAACATGTCATGAAATTCATACAACATTAGCGCAGTTGAATTTCATCAAATGGTGTATCAAGAATAACATCATTGACTATATTAGCAGTCATAAGACTTCACTTTTTAATAAGAAATTGACATAGATCCATTTTCAAATTTGAAGGTTAAATAGCCCGTATAATACATCTGAAGTGTGTATGTATCTGTTGTAATATCAACTTTAGTTGTATCTAATTTCACATCGAAAACTGTTTTATCAGACTCTATACTACTAAAATCCAAGTTTCCCGAGGGTTCCACATTTACTGGATTCATCGCGAAACTATACGTGTATATATTCCTGATTGGTCGCGCCAATCTATTCCTGTAGGGTACCAAGTATTTAAAATAGTTATGGGTTGTATTTGAAATGTTAGGAAGTTTATTTCCGTATATGAAAAACTGTGCACTCTCTAAGACAGGGTTGAAGAATGTGGTAGTTTCGTTAAAGTTATTACTCGATGAGAAGTTAAATCGGTTGTGCATGTAGTAATTTTCTTCTGCTGACGCATCACCCACGCTTATTAGGGAATTCTCAAATTTCGTGTTCCTCAAGAACCAATGGAAACATTTTACCGGGATATCTGCTACGAGGTTATTTTTAATATTATCTACGTTAAGCTCGCTCACTACCGTTGGATGTTTCCTCACGATATCATTTATCATAGTCATTGGTTGAGTAACAAAATATTGTCGTTCTTGTCCACTTATCGTAATTTCTTCAGTTACTAAATTAAATGATTGCAACTCAAGGGTATCTGTTGTATTCGTGTAGAATTCTTGGTTATGAAACTCGAGTTCAAATGTAATATTTTGTTTGTGAATGGCACAAATGGGAAAATATGGACGATTGGGTTTATTTGTTGGGTGTTCATCACTCGCATATTTTCGAGAGAAGAAGAAGTTTAGAGGTATAACTAAATCTGCACTTTGGCGTGCAAAAACACTATTACCTACAGATTTATCAAAGCCGAGGTTTCTATTAACAAGTGCTCTATTGGCTACCTTCTCAGACATTTCTAAATAAAGATCATCGTAGATGATACCCCATTCATCATATAACTTTTCAACTTCTATATCGTTTACAAACATGGTGACGCTTTTAAGAATATGTCTTCCCAATTGATCGGCATAGTTACCATCTGTAATACCGGGTATAGTGATACTCAACCACATATTACTTAGAAGATCTCCCATGTTTGTTGGATTGAATTCAATCTTGAGCGTTTGACCGAACGGCCATTTAGGTACTTGCCCAGGATTGACCACATTTCGACTTCTATGATACTTTCTAAACTCTGAATGCCTCAACATATCTTTGTATTTAAAGAGTGAATCATCTGGGTCTTTGGAAAGAAGATACGTATCCTGCTTTCCAATAGCCTTGAGAGAAATCTTTGCAGCTTCACCCATACTTATCTATTGTCTATATATTTTTAATGTCATTCTTCCACATACTGGATGGTGTTGTAGATGTAAGTATCTTGAGTTCAATTTTCGCCTGTTCGGATTCTTTGAGAAGTTCACGAACACTCTCATCTGTGTACTGAACAGTCCTAATGTTCAATAGATAGTCGTGATTCCCATTGACGAGTGGAAATGTATGTGAAAGTTGTTCTTCGAGTTCCTTCTTTTTGCGTCTAAACACGATAATGTCACCATTAATCACCATTGAGACAAATCGAGACTTGTAGTCACACATTTTAGCCTTCACCTCAATAACCTTAATCAGGTGCTCTTTGCGTTTGATGTAGTACTGATTTCTCAATTTAATAAAGTCCATCAGAATCATTTCAGGTGTATCATATTTATGGATTCCTTTCACTGGGTGGAAGAGATGCATGTTCGTCGTGCGAACCGCCTTTTGGAGTTTAAGGTCTTTGATGATATCTTTACCTGTATACTCCTGAATAACAAAATCAACATTTTCAGTCGTACTGTTATTGGTAAACCCACTGATAACCTTCTTTTCGACTAGGGTGTCTAGGTGCTCTTTGTAGTCTTGAGTCCAACGACCTGGGGGTAACTCGGTCACCTTGATTGTTTTACCAATTATATTCCAAACACCTTCCGTGATCCAAGTACTATCTTGATCAAACACACGACCCTTGAAACCCCTGAACCATGGTTTCATTTTCTGAACTTCCTTCCCATTTAGTACATTCATAATATTGTCACGAATGTCTTTAGGGTTAAATGGGGGTACATAACAACTAAAACCTGTGCCAATACCTTCAGTACCATTCACCAGAACCATAGGTAAAGTGGGCATGTAAAAATCTGGTTCAATCGAGCGGCCATCATCATCTAGGTAATTGAGAATGGCATCATCTCTAGGGTCAAATATGTGTCGAGCTGCACTAGTCAATCGTGTGAAAATGTATCTCGTTTGAGAAGCATCTTTACCACCCATGAGTCGTGTACCGAATTGACCACATGGTTCGAGAAGGTTTATATTGTTAGAACCTGTGTAATCATTCGCCAACTTCACAATCGTATCTGCGAGGGATACTTCACCATGGTGATAAGAACTCTTTTCAGCCACATAGGCAGCCAGTTGTGCCACCTTCATCTCAGCAGTGAGATTCTTTTGAAAACAGGAGTACATCACTTTCCTCTGTGAGGGTTTGAGTCCATCTGCTACATGAGCAATAGAACGCTTCAGGTCTGCGAGACTGAAATTCACAAGATCTTTGTGAACAAAGTCGGTGATACTCAACTGCTTAACATACCCATAAGGTACTTCAAGTTCTTTTGGATCTTTCGCTGTACTCTCGAGAAGCCATGTCTTTCTCGCATCAGCCTTCTTCTTATCGAAAGCCAGTATAATAGACTCGTTGGTCATCGTATCCACATCAAACTTTACAGTGAGATCTTGAATTTTCTTGAAATACTCTCGAGCCTCGGCGGAGGTTGAGGTACCCAAACCCTTATAATACTTGATGCGCCAACCAGCTTTACCATTCCCATACCACGTTCGGAATGCTGAGTCCGTGTAAAATGATTTCGTATCAGAACCTTTGGTCGCCTTGATGATGGGTGTCACCATACTCACGACAAAGTTGAATTTGAGGAGTGACGGCCAAAAATAGTGAATCATATTGAGAATGAGACCCTTGATATGGGAACCATCATTATCAGCATCTGTCATGATCATCAACCGCCCGTAGCGGAGTTCTGAAACGCTCGTATACTCTTTCCCTTGTTGAAGACCCAAAATCTTTTTGAGATCGTTAAACTCTTGGTTCGATGTGAGTTGTGCGACGCTCGTGTCACGGACATTCTTACATTTACCACGGAGGGGGAAGACTCCAAAATGGTCCCGACCAACAACTGAGAGTCCAGCGACTGCGAGGGTTTTAGCCGAATCACCTTCTGTCACGATGAGTGTACATTTAGAAGACTGTGCCGTACCAGCTTTGTTGGCATCATCCAACTTGGGAATCCCTGTGATTTTAGACTTACGAGCACCGTCCGTCTTCTTGAGTTCTTTCATCTCCTTGAATTTGGAAAGGGCTGTGAGTTCATCAGAGATCCCAGTCTTGAGAGCATTTTTGATGAAGTTCTTTGGTGGGTCAAACTTACTCCCAAAATCTTGGGCTTTTAGGGTGCACTCAGACTTTACCTGACTCGAGAATGCTGGATTCTCGAGGGTTGCCTTTACAAAGATATTGAAAGTATTCTTAACCTGTTGAGGTTTCAACTTAATCTTCTTAGCCATCTCTTCGATGATACCCGCTGCGACCAGTGTTGCCACATGATCTACATGGGTTCCACCTTTTGTCGTACAAATACCGTTCACGAAAGATACCTGTTCTAGGCCATTCTCCGAGGGACCGATACACACGGACCAGCGGTCATTGGAAAATGAGCACACATCCCCCACACCGCTATGCATTTTAGCATACATTTCAAAACTTTGTTTGGGGAGAACATCTGCATTGAACTTAACCTTACAGTTTGGTGTGGTACAAATGTTAGCATCCCACACCCTTTTTTGGAAAATCTTATAGATTGTAAAGTCCATCTTTGTCATTCCAAACCTTTTCCAATCAGGGACAAATGTAATAGAAACCGATGATGTAGCACCTGAATGTTTTTTAATTTTTGGAGACTCACATACAGTCATATTGTTAGACCATTTTTGAGAATATGTTTGTTTAGTTTCATGATCCTTGATGATGATAGAAAAGTCTGAAGAGTATATGTTCGTCAACTTAGCACCATATCCATTACGTCCACCAACGACACGCTTCTTAGAGTCGTCATAATTGGTACTCGTGAGAAGGTGTCCGAATGTTAATTCGGGATTCCAAATACCCTCCTTCTCATGCATACGAACCCCGACACCCCCAATAGGGCCATTGTTCTCGATTGTTACTGAACCACCGACTTTGTCAATAGCGACAGAGATGGATGTCACATGCTTGGGGTGCATTGAGTTGCGGTCAACCGCGTTGACGAGGATTTCATCGAAGATTTTCAAGAGAGCTGGGGAATACTTGAGGTTTGTCTTTTCAAACTTTTCATCGTTGAGAACCCAATACGGTTCGACATTCAGGTCGACGGGACCGACATACGAGTCAGGTCTCTTGAGAATATGTTCAATGTGAGTGAGTTTTTGGACACTTTCCATGGTTCTTGACTTTATTACAACTCAAAACTCTAACTTAGGTTCTTAA